ATATTTTTACTGTTGTATGTATATAAATAAATTCTAGATATAGAGGAAAAATAAAGTGACAGAAAGAAAAGAATTTTTCGGAGTTACAGAAATATATTGCAAAAGAAATGTAAAAGATTGTAGAAATTGTTTTGATCCTAGATGCAAATATAGAACAGAAAAATATACTTCAAATAATATTAAAAGAAAAGGTAAATCAATTAAACAATAAAAGGATAAATCCAAATGACTAAAGAAAATATAATGAAACTAATAGAATTTAAATTAGACGAAAAATACCCAACGGGAAATGAGTTTTATGGGATAAATATTAATGAATTTACTAAAGAAGAATTAATAAAAATAATCTCATATCAAGATAATCATTTTAAGAGTTTTATGAATAATAAATTCTAAATAATTAAAAGAAAAACCACGTAAAAAATAAAAAAAATAAATATATATATTTATTAGACCCTATATATTATAATTCTACATATGGCAGTAAGAGGAAGAAAAAACTTATATAACAAATTATCATCTCCAAAGTCCGCAAAAGCCTTATGTATCAAGGGTTTCTCCAATAAGCAAATAGCGGAATTATTAGGCATATCGGAAATATCTTTTTATAAGTGGAAAGAAAGATATCCAGAATTCAAAAAAGCAGTCGATGAAGGAAAAGATCAAATAAACGAAGAAGTAGTTGGTGCTTTATTTAAAAAAACAAAAGGTTATTATTATTATGAAAGGATATTTGAACCTGAAAACCAAGCCGTATTCACTAAATCTGGTAAAAAAAGAAAACAACAAAAAGGCGTAATGGGAAGAAAACCATCTAAGCCTAAAATGATTTGTGTAAGAAAAATAAAGAAATATGCGCAACCAGATCAAAGGTCTATTGAATTCTGGCTAACTAATAAAGATAAAGCAAATTGGAAATTAATGACTCAAGTAGATGGAAACATAAAACAAGAATATATTGTAACCCCACCAGTAAATCCATTAGATAAAAAGGAGAAAGAATAATGTGTATTAATCAAGGTTTTAATTATGTCTGTAACAAGAATGGAAGATTGTGCACTAGATGCGCAAGTTATGAAGAAGAGGAAAAAGAAGTTGAATCTTTTGATGATGGATTTAATAGTGGAACTCAAAAGAAATTAAATCCAATCGTTATAGAAAATAAAGGGAGGAAATAAAATGGGCGGACCAGGATCGGGAAGAAAGAAAGGGTCGGGTGGAATGAAAAAGGTTACTACAAAAAAGAAAGGACAAGGAGTATTAAAAAATTCAAAAGGTGTAGGAATAAAAGGAAGCTCTACTACTTTAAAAAGAAAATCAAATAGTGATCTTGAAAAAATAATAAACAGCAGAACCACTAGTGGCTCTCAAATGAAATTAAAAAGTAAAGCAAAAAAAGAATATTTTAATAGACAATTGAAAAAAAATCCTAAATTGCAACCACAAGAAATTATGGGGCTCGGAGATATCAGAAGATTTATTAAAGGATAATTAATTGAACGGATTTACTAGCGACGATAAAATAAGAGTTGATTTATCCAGAGCATTGGAATTAATGAATCCGCATTTTTATCCTTTTTATTTTGACGAGAAGCCACTTGAAGTATTAATAGGCGGAGCGAATAGTTCTAAATCTTTTACAGCAGCGCAAAAAGTTGTATTAAAAACAATATGTGCTAAAAGATCGAGATGGATGGCTATTCGCAAAGTAAAGAAAGATGTAAAGCATTCTGTCTATGATACAATGAGAGATATTATTTGTGATGGTTTTAATCTTGAGCCTTTATTTAAATTTAATAATACTGATTCAACAATTACTTGTAAATTAAATGGTAACGACATTTTAGGGGTGGGATTAGATGATGTTAATAAATTAAAATCTATAAAAGACCCGACTGGCTTCTGGGTGGACGAAGCTGACCAGATAAGTAGTAAAGATTTACAGCAATTACGATTACGATTAAGAACAGATAAATATAGTAATGAAAATCTACAAGGTATTTTATCATTAAATCCAATTCATATTCAACATTGGATTAAAACAGAATTAGTTGATAAAACACCTGATGATATGTTTTATGATCATTCAACATATTTAGATAATATGTTTTTAAGTGAGAAAGTAAAAGAATATATGGAATCAATAGAAGATCCATATTTTAAGAAAGTATATGTATTAGGTGAATGGGGAGTTTTTGGTTCAACAGTATTTGATAATATAGTAATAGAGGATTTTGATTATAATGAAGACGATTTAGAAAATGTTTTTACTGGAATGGACTTTGGTACTGTTCATGCTTCTGCAATAGAAAGAGGCGGATTTAAAGATGGTGATTTATATTCGTTCGATGAGTTGTGGGGAAAGGGTTGGACGAATACAGATTTTATTCAAGCTGCTGAAGATTATTGGGAAGATCAAATTGGACATAACTGGCAAATAACTGCTGACTGTGCAGAGCCAGATAGAATAATGGAATGGTGCAGAGCGGGTTATAATGTAACTGGAGCAAAGAAAGGTCCAGGATCATTAGGATATGGTATAAGTTTTCTAAAAAGTAGAACTTGGCATATTCATAAAACATTCTGTCCTAATCTTGCAAGAGAAGCACAACAGTTCAAAAGGAAGGAAGATAAATTTGGAGAACCGACTGAAGGTTTTGTAGAAATAAATGATGACGGAATAGCAGCAACGAGATACGGAACAGAACCAAGATGGCATCCAAGTTATGTATATGAAGCAATGAATGATAATAGTTATAGTGCAAGTGATTTAGGCTTATAAATTGATTCTAAATGGCTTCAACATCTGTTTATACTAAGAATCGATTGAGTAGTGATAAAACGTTCAATATGCTTATTAAATAGAGCTTAAAACGCAGATTAAAGGTAGAGGTAACATATGAAATTGATGAAAACAAGTAGAGAAGAATTAACGCCAGAGGAAGTTCTCGAATATATTAAATTTTATGAGATACACGAAGTTCCTCGAATGAATAAACTCTGGGATTATTACATTGGAGAAAATCAAAAAATAACTAATAGAAAATTAGTTGATAATAGCAATCCTGATAATAAGATTGCCGTTCCATATGCAAGAAAAATAATTAACACATATACTGGTTATGCTTTTAGACCTCGATTTACAACATACAAGCCGTTAGAAGTAAAAGAAGAAAAAGCAAAAGAAGATGAAAATGTTGTAGAAAAAATTGTTTCATTTATTAAGAAGCCATTTGGAAAGAAGGTAGATAATCAAATAGAGGCTTACTATAAACAGATACAAGATAATTATAATCTCAATAACGAACATATTAAAACATCTAGAGCGGGAAGAAACAGTGCAATATTCGGAGTAGCATATGAAAATATGTATATCGATACTGAAATAGAAATAGATGCAAGTCAAAAAGAAATAGTAAATAAAAATATCCCTAAATTCTTTTCAGTAGATCCAAGAGAAATGATTGTACTTTATGATTACTCACCAGAACCTAAAAAGAAAATCAGCATTAGGTTTTATCCAACTGAAGATGAAGAAGGTATTGTCGAAGTATCATATGCAAATAAAATAGAGAAATATAAAAGGGTTAAAAAAGATCCACTTAATAATCAAGATAAAGAAAGTCTTGTATTAACTGGCACTTACATTAATTTCTTTCAAGAAGTTCCAGTTGTTGCATATTATTTTGGTGATGAAATGAATGGTTTAATAGAACCAGTATTGCCATTAATAGATGCTTATGATGTTTTAATATCCGACAGTATGAATGAATTCGACAGATTTGCTTTTGCTTATTTAGTTATGAAGAAATTCGGGTTATCAGATAAAGTAAATAAAAAAGCACCTGGAATGGAAGAGAAGGCAGATGTAACATTAAAGAATCTAAAAAGAAAAAGAATGTTCGAGCATTTACCAGAAGGCGCAGATATATCTTTCCTAACAAAAGATATTCCTGATGGTTTTATTCGTTTTATGACAGAAGTATTAAGGGATCAAATACATATCCAAAGTCATACGCCTGATTTTAGTAACATTAAAATGGCAGGAGCGTCTGGTATTGCAATTCAGAGACTATTATTTGATTTTGAGAATATTGTAAGTAGCGCAGAAGCAGATTTTGATATTGGATTATCAGATCGAATGAGAATGGTAACAACTATTTACACAACTACAATGAGTGGAGTAGTTGGTGGACCAGAAAATATTATTATTCAACACAAAAGAAATTTGCCACAGAACAATCAAGAGTTTGCTGACCTTGCAGTAAAAATGAAAACCGCAGGATTTAGCAGATATGCAATTG